ACGATATAGGTGATTTGTATCTTCCAGTCCGTCAATACCAAAGAATACCATATGCTTACTAGGTAATGCATTATACAATTCTTTCCACCACTTAGCACTTCTTGCGCCACCATTGGTGTGTATACGTAATTCAATGCTGGACTTTCGATCAGTAATGTGCTGGCACATTTTAATCAAATCATCGTTCATTATCGGGTCACCAAAGTTACCGCAAAAGTAAATCAAATCTAATTGATCAATTAATGTTTGATCAAAGACGTGTACAAATTCTGCATAGGTCCAATCAGCAATTTTTAAATATTGATTTTCAACGTTGCCGTGATATTTGCGTGGGCACATAGGACAACTTGCTTGACACCTAGTACTAATTTCGAGATGAATTGATTTTAATTCGTTAAATTTAAACATCGGTCTGTCCTATAATCATCCAGCGGTCGTACAACTGTGTTTTTAAACTACCTGACCATATTTCTTTAAGATGACTTTGTTGTTTGAATTCTTCTAAACTTTGAGCAATACGAATATGCTCTGGTATCTTATAATTGTTACTTTGTAAAACGACAATACTACTAGCAGGAATTCTAGATAGCCATAATTCATATTGCTCCTGTGTTATATGCTCACAGCTAGTATTGATAACTACATTGCCGCTAACTGGAACAGTACACATGTCACCTGTTATAGCTTTAAACTTACCATCTATTTCTTCTATCTTGTTCATCATTGTAGCAACTGATTCGCACGTAGGGTCTAGGTCTATACTACAAATATACTTGATTGGAATATGGCTTTGAAATAACATGCTGGCTAGAACTCCTACCCACCCTCCATGTATATCAATCCTAACTGGATTGTCCTTGAGCGGAACGTAATGAGTTAGAGTTTCAATCAACCATTCCTTACTTTGTATCTGACCTCGCCAGAATGCATCCAGTACCCGCTTAGGGTCATCGCTTTGCCGGATAGCGTTCATCCAGTAGTGTAAATGTTCTGTATCTATTTTCATATAACTCCAAATCTTGCATACAAGCTATATCTTATTTTATCTGCTGGTACTAACGACACACTATGGAATATTGTTTGGCTGTTTTTAATAAAGTATCCGGCGTTGTCTGTATAGCTTAATTCTACAGTAGGTTTCCGATGAAAAATACTATGGTGAAATTTAGTACCCATAGTTATATCTGGTTGATCTTCATTGATATAAATTTGCAAATGATTTTCCCATTGTTTAAAAATACCAACATCTGTATGTTGTTTATAAGATAACCCTTCTGTATCCTTCCACAGATAACAATCGATCAATTTATGTTTCTTTCCAGTCCAACTGAAGGCATGATCAACTGTAAAATTTTCTAAATAACTTTTTGTTAATGTATTTTCTAAATCAGTAGTAAATCTATTAGACTTGCTAGTGGGAAGCCAAGTTTTAAATTTAATTAGATGTCTTAATTCAGTGTGTGCTGGTTCGGGGAAATAATCATTTAACAGTACTACACGCCGATTAAAAGACAAATTATAGAAAATGCAATTCATAGCAGATGTTTTAATTCAGGAAATACTGTTGAAGCATCGAGCCCGCGTATGTTATCTAGATTGTTTATGTATTCTTTAAAGTCCGGCAATTGGCTTGAATGATCTTCCATTTCAACGAATCGTAAAATAGCTTCCCAGCGTTGCCAACCGTAAGGGTTATGCTTCCAAAAATCATCATCTTGTCTATAGTTATTCCATAGCCAATCTTTAAATTCCATAAAATTAGCACGAACTTCTTGTTTATCTTCTTTTGATAATATCCTAGCACTTAGAAATGTAGGAATGTACAGCATGTGCATATTAATGATGCCGCCACCTACTTCATACTCGTCAGCACGATACTTGTTAATCTTCTTAAAACCTGCTTGTAATTTCCAACGAGCAAAATCTGGAAGATGTTTTACATTAAGAGCTTGTACTGCGCAGGCTATACCGATGTGTATGTTGTCTGGACTATTGTCCAACTTATGCAAGTTCTTTACAATCGTATCCCAATCAGCAGGATATCTAATATAATGATTTCGATCGCCTTCGGCGTCGAGACTAAATGCATATTTGACTTTTTTAAATTTGCTCCATAACTCAATAATCTCATCATCAACAAAAATTCCATTACTGTTGTATCGTAATGTTATCTGTTGGTTATAACCTCTGCGTATTATTTCTTCTAAGAACCTATGATGTTCTTTGATCATCAATGGTTCTCCACCAGCAAAATACATTTGTTTTATATTAGGAATCTGCTCAAACACTTCGTCCCAAAACTCTGCTTTTTCATACCAAGTGTTATCAAACGTATTTTTATCCCAGGACATCTGCTTAATGATGATAGGACTCTTAGTCTTGGTCATTAGTTTATCGTAGTCTTGAGTCCACTTACTACTATCATGCGGACTACACATAACACATTTTAGATTACAAGTATGTCCAAGACGGATATCAAAATATCTAATCACAGGAGGAACGCGACCGTCTGCATCTGTATCTTTTATTAACTGTGAAATATCTAATCCGTCTCTATTCCATTCGTATAGTTCCCACATTCTTTTACTAAGAATACCGTTATGTTCTTCTTCGAAGCACTTGGTACAGCTAGCTGGTATATTTCCCTCTAACATGGTCTTTCGAACATCTCGCATATACACATTATTAAATGCATCTTGTAATGTATCTTTGCCAAAGTTTGCAACTTGGCCGTTTTCTTTTTTGACAAGACCAACACCTAAGTCGCCGCTTTGTACACCGCTAGCATTTGAGCCGCAACATAACCTAGCATCGCCGTTTGGTCTTGTAGCAAGATGTATCCATGGCAACACGCAGAATGTTGGCGTTCCAGTTTTCTCTTCTATGAGTTTTATGTATGTTTTTATTTTATCTTGCATTTTGGTATTTTACTGTCAGCTGAGCTAACACATGTTGGTGTAATGCAAGTAGCAGGTTCTGAAAATAATTTAAAATTTTCTAAAGTTCCTAAGGCCTGGTCTCGACAGCTATATGCTCGTTTAACTTCATTACCTCTTATTATAACACTCTGATATCCACTGTTGCAAGACCAATTGGAGAATTTGTTAAATCCTAACGAATTAAACCGTTCTGCTTGATCAATATAATATGTGTCAACATCATCCGTAAGTCGAATCTGAAATACTTCTCGACCGTTAACAGTTTGTTCAAAACCATCTTGCATTATGCTTATCATCTCAGGAGTGTAGCCTTCTACAATAGCAGTAGCAGTGTCATTACTTTGAGGTTTAAGTGTAACATTAATTCCACGAGCACGTAGGCGTTCACAGCGTTCTAGCGTTTCAAAAAACTTTTCCGGAACCATAACTTGATTAACAGTTACATGAACAAGTTCATACATCAGTTGTAGACACTTGTCACCAAACTCTTGTTCCTTGGCAAACTCATCGTGAAAGCTGGCTGTGATACTTCTGCGTTGTAGTAAAGCAGTATTAGCACACCAAGTGTTCCACCATTTGGATCCGGGTGACAAATTGGTTGTCATATGTATACTTTGGTAAGTACTTTCTAGCTCATCAAGATGTTTTATTAAATCATTAAACTGCTTATATGCTGTAGGCTCGCCACCACTGAAACTCCAATGGAATTCAGTAAACCCGTTCAACCGAGCTTGACGTTTTATTTCATCTATAGTGTTTTTGTAAGTTTCGAGACTTTGGTAGTCTAACTGATCGCTTCGCGCATAGGGCCAGCAATAACTACACTTGTAATTACAAAATCTGCCCAATATCCAACTTACATTAAATAAAGGACGATCTAGCATGGTCTGTTGTCCAAAACGGACGATACTGTCAAAAGGAATGGTTGAAAAGCTCATTGACAGTATTTACAAATAAGCGTATAATTAATTGGTAGACGTGAGTGGAACTTGGTATACCTCCTCCTAGTAGCTTCGGCGAACGGAGGGAATGGGCCTAGCCCTTAGGGTGGCTTTGTAGGTTCGAATCCTACCGTCTACACCATTTTAACAACATACTACAAATATGAAAAAAGTAGCATCAAGTCCTGAACGACACACCTTTCAAAAGGAAGGCGCAATCCGACGGGCAGAAGAAGCAGGAGAAGAGCCTAACCAAGACTATATTGACATGTGGGATCAGATTAAGATTGATGAAGCTAACAAAATCAACGATCCTAAGTGGCAAAAGAATAACATGGAGTATGATCTACGTAGCTCAAAAGAACTATGCGACAAGGTCAAAGCCAATGATGCGTATGCTCAAAACTTGTATGCGGCCATATGTAACATGACTTGGCAAAGTAGA